CAACAATTTATGAAAACCTTTTTGGATGAAAACCCTGACGCCATAAAAGATTTAGAAAATTTTGGTTTTGATATACAGAAAAGATTTCAAAAGGGTAAGCCTAATATCATTCAGCCAAAGGCTAAGCCTGGTCAAGATTTTAAACAAACAAAAGAAAATATACAACAACAAAAGAAAAGACCAATACAAGAGGGTATTGAAAAAGTTAACACCTTTGAGGATATAATGAAGAACAGAGCAAAATACCTTGAGGATAAAAAACCAATTGATGCTGTAATTCTTCAAACATCCAAAACACAAACAAAAATAGATCCTTCAGCTCCAGGCAGGGGTAAACTTGGAAAAATGAAATATGGAAACAAAGACTTGGTTAAATATCAAGTTGACGAATATGATGAAGCTTTAAGAGTTTTAGAATCCATACCAGAACTTAACATTGGTCGTAATGCATCTAGGGCTGAATTTAAACGAGCAGGTCAGGTCTATGCACAAATAGTAAATGGAGACGATGACATTTTAAAAGTAGCACTAAGAAATTATTTGCCAACGGGCGGACAAAGAGGTGTGAGAGGTGGAGATAGAACGGCAACAAGAATACAAGACAATGCAAAAGCTGATATAAATGATTTTGCTGCTTGGACTGATTATAAACAAAAACATCCTTTGAGAATGGGGGCTTCTTTAATCAAAGCAAGGCGCTTAAGAAATGCAATAACTAGAATAGAAGATTACAAAAAAAATAATCCTAATTCTATTGGTCTTGAAATAGATTTTAAAAAAATGGAAGAAATACTTTCGGGGGATGAATATTATGCAAATGTATTTAAAGATATTGATGATGAAGTTTTAAAAGCTACTAAAGAGGACACAGCAAAATTTAAGGATTTAACTTTAGCTGAAAAGAGAGCTTTAATAATAGAAAGAAATTACCAAGACGAATTTATGTCGTTGCAGCAATATCTAAAAGATTCTGGTTTAGAACTAGGCAGACCTTTTAGACTTAGAAAAAAATTAAAACCAGAGGGTAGTAAAAAAGCATTAAATCTTACTGACTCACAATTAAAAGATTACAACGCAAAGAGAGATGAAATAAACGCAGCTGTGAAAGAACAGCAAGATATTCCAATAAGAGGCGAAGTTGTAAAAGATTGGCTTAGAGGAACCACACAAAGAATGAGAGCAAATTATACTAACGAAGCAGAGATAATGAAATTAGTTAATAACATTGACTCAAATAAATTAGCTGATCTTTTATTAAAAAGAGAAAAGGCAAACATGCAAGCGAAAAACTTTATGGACGAATATGAAGATATTGCAAAAGTGTTTGGAGGAGAGTTTGATCCCAAACAACTTGAGTTTCAATTAGGACATATAAAGGCTTTAGAAGACAGCATCTATGCATCTCTTGATATGGAGAATTTATTTTTACAAAGTGCCGAGGCAAACAGATTGGATAACGAAGTTAGAAATTATGTAAAAGGTAAAATCAATAAAATTAATGAGCAAATGCAAATGGGCATTACCGAAGATAGTGCTAATGCTATAACAGAATTACTAGACGATTTAAAAAGCATCAATGAGATAGCAACAGAAGAAGGTGTGCTTACAAATATTAAAGGTATGACTTTTGGTGATAGCAAGTTAAAAGAGTCTGAATCAATTTTTTCTGGAGACGAAGAACTGTTTATGAATGAAGGAGGCTTAGTAGATACGGACATGACAGATATATTTGATGAAGAAGATAATAAGCAACCTTTACCAAGGATTACGGTAGAGTTTGGCGAACAACCGCAGTTAAAAGACATTGCTGCAGGCAGAGCTTTAAGAAAGCCTGAACCACAAACAATACAAGATGACGTATTTATGGAGCCGATGTCTGGTGATATTGAGACTGTAAATTTAAAATTACCTTTTTGGAAACTATTTACAAAGCCACCTGTCAACGAAACAGCACCCATACCAACACCTAAAGATGAGCTAGATAACCCAACAAGGAAGCAGAAGGAGAGTTTAGAATCTGAAAAACAGAGAAAAATAGACGACGTGTTTGACCCATCTCCAGAAGATAATACAAAAGTAGATTTAGGAAAAACTGAAGACATAGCTGTGACACCTAAAACTAAACAACCAGTCACAGGAGTGTTTTATTCTGACATTGAAAGAGCCTTAGCAAGACCAGATACACCAGCAATATTTCAAAACAAAAAAGCAGTTTTAGATTTTTTACGTAAAAACAGAATAAAAGAATCAGAATTTAGAGATTACCAAATAGAATCTCTCTTAAGAATATATGAAGAAAACACACCTATACCAAAAGATAGTATAATAAAACATTTAAGACAATCACCTATTAGAGGAATGCATGTTCATGCAACAGGTCAGGGATCTGATATTATTAATCCAGGTGGCGAGGTTGCAACACGATATAGTGGTTACGTAGAACCAGGATTCATAGGAGGCACACAACGTGAAAGAGTTTTATACATTCCAAGAGACAAAATAGCTGGTGATTCTGGAGTACTTCCATCTCCAGTTTTTGAAGGTGAAAATATCTCACGTCATGAGTTTGGTATTCCAAATGAGAGCGAATCATACATAATTGGCTGGTCACGGCTTACAGATCGTAGTGCTATATTGCCAACAAAAATAGCTGCACCAAAAACACAATCGAAAGTACCTGGACTTACTCGTGAAAGAGAAAGAATACAAAGACAACTTGCTGGGCTATTTGCTGAAGGACAAAATAAATTAAATGCACAAGCACAAAGACGAGGAATACCTGTGGAAGAAATACAAGCTGAATCATTAGAGGAAATGCTTAGCACTTATTCAGGCACACTTGATGAAATTAGCCCAGGCTTAGTGGATCAGATTGATGAGCTCATAGTAAAAGCAAGAGACCTAGATGCAGAGATAGTTAAAGGGTCTAGCGTTGATACAAGTGGAGTTGTTAGAGTAGCATTTGCTGATGAAATACAATCCGACCTTATGCAAGCCGCAGCTGGTAGAAAACAAAAATTATTAGCCACATTAAAAAGAATACAAGATCAAGGTAAAGAGTCAGTTAACATTTTAAATTTAAGTAATACAGGAAAACAAGCGTTAGAATTTTTTGAAAAAAATAAATCTGTTTTTAGACCTATTGGTAAATCAGAGGCAGAGGTTGAAATTATAGGTGAAAGACTTGCTAAACTAGATGCAGAGGTAGATGAAATTATAACAAGGTTTATCGACACAAGAGAGCTAGATTCTAAATCTTTGGATAGGCTAAAAACAGTATTAAACGAAAATATAGAAGAAATGATTAATGAATTGTTAGTGGTTGACACTAAAACATATGAGGCTCTATTTCCTGATATACCTTTCAAAAAGAGAGAAGAGTGGGCGGACGCTTTAATTAAAAAAGATTTATTTGAATTAGCATACAGAAAATTTGTTTTGAAAGATCCAGATGCACCAGACTACTATTCAGTGACACCTGATAAATTTGTTATAGACAGATACAATTTTAAAGGTAACTCAGCTACACCAGAGGATGTTAGACAAGCAGATAAAAAAAGGCAGATTGACAGATTTAAAGAAAGAGGAGAATTTGTTGGTTCAGAATACAAAGGTATAGGGATGTCTGAATTTTATGGGGGACCTGACGCCGTTTCAAATACCTTAGATAGTACAGGAAAACCAAAACATTACACTTCAGTCATAGAAAAAATATTAAAAAACCAAGCAAAGTCTAATAATTCTGAGTTTACTGTACTAAATGTGCAGACCAAATCAGGGGGCAAGGATGTTTTTATAGTTAGAGATCAAAATGGTAACATGGTGGCCACACTTACAAGTCAAGAGCAAGCCACAAGATTAAGTCAATCGAACCCAAACTACAGAATAGAAACTTTGCGTGTTCCCGATAATAAAAATACAACACCATCTTTTGCTATTAAAATTACTGAAGAAATGCTAGAACCATACAAAACCCACAAAGCCAAGGGTGGACTTGTTGAAATGATTGATATATTTGAGGTAGCTTAATATGGTTGTAGATAAAAGAATTACGGGTGAGCCAACAGAAATAAATGCAGAGTCTATAACAGTAGAGACTCCAGATGATTCATTAACTGTTGAAAATGTTGAAATGACAGATGACGGTGGTGCAATCGTAAATCCAATACCAGAAGAAGTTGACAGTGAATTTGACCAAAATTTAGCAGAACTTATTGATGAAGAAGATCTTAATACAATATCAAATGATTTAATTGGTGATTACAAAGAAGATAAGTCATCAAGAGAAGAATGGCATGACTCGTATTCAAAAGGACTAAAACTATTAGGATTTAATTACGAAGAAAGATCACAACCATTTCAGGGGTCAAGTGGTGTAACTCATCCTTTATTATCTGAAACAGTGACACAGTTTCAAGCACAAGCTTACAAAGAATTATTACCAGCTAATGGTCCAGTAAGAACACAAATCATAGGTCAAACAAGCGCTCAAAAAGAAGAGCAAGCACAAAGAGTGCAAGAGTTTATGAATTATCAAATAATGCATGTTATGGAAGATTATGATCCTGATCTGGATCAAATGTTATTTTATTTACCATTATCAGGCTCTGCTTTTAAAAAAGTTTATTTTGATTCCACCTTAGATAGAGCAGTTTCTAAATTTATTCCAAGTGAAGATGTTGTTGTGCCTTATACTTCAACAGATTTAGCGTCAGCAGAAAGAGTTACACATGTTCTTAGAAGAAATGAAAATGAAATAAGAAAATTACAAGTGCAGGGATTTTACAGAGATGTAGAAATAAAAGAAGATTCATCCGATACAAATAGTCAAATAAGAGAAGCTGTAAATAAATTAGATGGTGTAAGACCAACTTCGAATGCATACAGTAATGAAAATTATACCTTACTAGAGATACACTGTGATTTAGACGTGCCAGGATTTGAAGATTCTGATGGAATAAAATTACCTTACATTGTAACTATTGATGAAGGATCACAAAAAGTTTTATCTATTTACAGAAACTATGATCAAACGGACACACTCAAAAAGAAAAAACAATATTTTGTTCATTATAAATTTTTACCAGGCTTAGGATTTTATGGCTTTGGTTTAATTCACATGCTTGGTGGTTTATCTAGAACTGCAACAGCTGCTCTTAGACAATTGTTAGATGCTGGCACTTTAGCTAACCTACCTGCAGGTTTTAAAGCAAGGGGCTTGCGTATTCGTGATGACGATAATCCTATTCAACCAGGAGAATTTAGAGACGTAGATGCTCCTAGTGGTGATCTACGTGCTGGACTAATGCCTTTACCGTACAAAGGTGCAGATGCTACTTTATTTCAATTGTTAGGTTTTGTAGTTCAAGCAGGTCAAAGATTTGCAACTATAGCAGATCAAAAAATTGGCGATAGTGTTGCAGCTAATGCGCCTGTGGGAACCACGATGGCTTTGATTGAACGTGGCTCAAGAGTTATGAGTGCAATACATAAAAGATTACATTATGCACAAAAAATAGAATTTAATTTATTATCTAGAGTATTCAAAGATTTTTACTCACCAATGTATCCTTATGACGTTGGTAAAAACGCTGTACCTAGTATTAAATCATCAGACTTTAGTGAGGCAGTTGATATTATGCCAGTGTCAGATCCTAACATATTTTCAATGTCACAAAGAGTTACCTTGGCACAGACACAATTACAAATGGCTCAATCAGATCCAAATCAACACAATCTGTATGAAGCTTACAAAAGAATGTATCAAGCACTTGGCGTCAAAGATATTGATGCAATATTACCAGTGCCTAAACCAGATACACCTAAAGACCCAGCAATTGAAAATTCAGAGTCATTGTTAGGTAAAAAACTCCTAGCTTTTAGAGGTCAAGCACATCAACAACACATAGAGGCTCATAGAATATTCATGTCTTCTTTATTGGTTAGATCAAATCCACAAGCAAGCACTTTGTTACAGGCTCATGTTATGGAACATGTATCTCTATTAGCAAGAGAAGAGGTTGAAGCACAGATGAACGAAGTTTTAGAGCAAGAAGCTGCAAAATTTGGTGGTAAAATTCCACCCGAACTTCAATTACAAATGCAAAAACAAGTCGAAGTACAAGTCGCAGATAAAGTTTCTAATTTTATTAGTGAAATGTTCATAGAGGAGCAAGAGGCAATGCAACCACAAGGAAAAGATCCTTTAATCTCACTTAAAGAACAAGAATTACAGCTAAGAGCACAAGATATTCAACGAAAAGCAGAGAATGATAGTCAAAAATTAGAATTAGATGCCGCAAAATTGAGTCAACAAGCAAAATTAGCACAAGATAAAATAGATTCTAACGAAGATATTGCTCAACTACGTGCAAATGTTAACTTAGATAAGAAAAAATAGTGAAAAAAAGAGAGAAAAAGGTCGCAAAAGTAATGCGTGAGTTTAAAAAAGGCAAATTAAACATTGGCAGCTCTAAAAAAAAGGTTAAATCTAGAAAACAAGCAATAGCAATAGCACTTAATGAGGCAGGAATATCTAAAAATGGGAAACGCAGAAGAAAAACTAGCTGATTATTTTGACAAGCTAATGATTATAGCAAAAAACAGTAGTAAAAACTCACAAGATAGTATACTTTTGGCAGGAGCTATGATGGCTGTGTCTCGAGTTTTGATTTACGATCATCTTAGTTTAGAAGAAGCTAATGCTTTGTTAGATCAAGGTGGTCTAGATCTAATTGAACTTGTAAAACCAACGATACATTAATGAATTTTAAAAAAACTAAAGTAGAGGTAGTAAAGCAAACTAACCCTTTTCCAAACCCTGTGGTGGGATCAGACGCAGCAATAAGTTTTGCTCCGTTTGTGTACAAACAGAACAAAGGTCCAGGTCCAAAAGGGCAAACTAGTAAAATGCAAATTAAAAAAGTTCCATTTAAGGGCGTAAAGTAGTATAACTTCGCCAACTAATAAGGAGGTTTGTATGAACTTACTAAAAGATCTATGGTCACACTTGAAAGAGTGGTCCGATTGGAAGATGAAAGATTGGATTAAAGCTGCGATAGTAGCTATAATCGTTATAATCATAATAGGAGCTATCTAAGAATTTATGTGGCAACTACTTGCTAAACCTTTACTTGGCGTCGTCGCTGATGGCGTCAAGGGTTTCGTAGAAACAAAGAAAGCGAAACAAGAATTAAAACTTACAACTATTAAAGCAACTCAAAAACTAAAAGAAGACCAGATCGCTGGTAAAGTGGCATGGGAGCAAAGTGCCGTTGACCAAATGAAGGGCAGCTGGAAAGATGAGGTAGCATTAATTGTTCTACTACTTCCTGCCGTTTTAGTTTTCACGCCTTTACAAGAACATGTGCATCGTGGGTTTATTGCACTGCAAGACTTACCGTCGTATTATCATAATTTGTTGTACATTGCGATTTCTGCGAGCTTTGGCATCAAGGCGGGATCTAGTGCTATAGGAATGTTTAAGAAAAAATGAAAAAGGCTCAAAAGAAAAAAGTAAAAAAAGTTATCAAAGGTTTAAAAAAAGCATCAAATACGCATGCAAAACAGGCAAAAACTTTGCAGGGTGTGATAAAGAAAAGGTATAAAATATCATGAGTTATGAAGAATTATCTAACTCAGTAAAATTAAGCGAAGGATTTAGAAATAAAATTTATCAAGATACTGAAGGTTTTGATACTATCGGTTGGGGCCACAAGGTGGTTGCAGGTGATCCTTTTCAGCCAGGTGTTGAGTACACAGAGGAAGATTTACAGTCAGTATTTGATAAAGATTTAAGAAAAGCTGTAGCTCAAATGAAACAATTATGTGAACAAAATAATATAGAAAATTTACCAGAAACAGCAGAGCACGTCATAACAGAGATGTGTTTTCAACTTGGACAGACAGGCGTGTCTAAGTTTAAGAATATGTGGAAATGCCTGCAGGAAGCTAATTTTATTGGTGCAAGTTATGAAATGCTTGACTCTAGATGGAACAAACAAACTCCAAATCGTTGCAAAAAATTAGCTGACCTTATGAAATCATGCGGCTAGAAAACTTCTT